GTGGAGCCAATCTAATTTTGGTGAAGACTTAGTGTTTGGTCATCGTGGAGGTGCTATTTTCTATTGGGATGCAACAAATTCAGTAAATACTCGCGGCGTTTATTTGTCCTCTCTTAGTGGTGCGTCTAACGTACCTACAACTCAAAATTTAATTTTAGTATCTGATATAAACCGTTTTGTGTTTTGTTTTGGTACTAATGATGTTGGTACTGCTACAGTTGACCCAATGCTTATTCGTTGGTCTGACCAAGAAAATGTAGCGCAGTGGACACCAGCATCTACGAACCAAGCGGGGTCTTTGAGACTATCACGGGGAACTGAGATAGTTGCGGCTAAACAAGCACGTCAAGAAGTTCTCGTTTGGACTAACTCTTCACTGTATTCGTTACAGTATCTAGGTGCACCCGCTGTATGGGGCGCTCAGTTGGTTGGCGATAATACATCCATAGCGTCTATGAACTCTGTTGCATTTGCTAGCGGTGTTGCTTTTTGGATGGGTAAAGATAAGTTTTATATGTATGATGGGCGAAGCCAACCACTGCCCTGTACTGTACGTCGGTACGTATTTGAAGACTTTAATACCTTACAGTACGACCAAGTGTTCGCTGGTACAAACGAAGCATTCCATGAAGTTTGGTGGTTTTATTGCTCTGTAAATAGCGACACTATAGACAAGTATGTTGTGTTTAATTACTTAGAACAAACATGGTACTACGGCACTTTAGCGCGTACAGCGTGGCTTGATTCTGGGTTACGTAATTTCCCCCTCGCTGCAACCTACAGCTATAACCTCGTTAATCATGAACAGGGTACAGATGATAATCAAACAGGTACACCTGCACCAATAGCGGCAACAATTACTTCGGGTCAGTTTGATATTGATGATGGAGATAGGTTTGCATTTGTATGGCGTATTATCCCTGATGTTACTTTTGAAGGGTCTACGGCTACTTCTCCTAGTGCTACGATGAAGTTACTACCTCTTGCAAACTCAGGGTCAGGATATAACAACCCACTCTCAGAAGGGGGAAGCGCAACAGGTACGGTAACACGTACGGCTACAGTGCCTATTGAACAATTTACAGAACAAGTAAATACCCGAGTGCGTGGAAGGCAGATGTCTATAGAAATGGCCTCTACTGATTTAGGAGTCAAATGGCAACTTGGAGCACCTAGAGTAGATATGCGTCCTGATGGGAGACGCTAATGGCTAATGAACTTCAACGCGTTGAGCCACCTGCACTTCCGTTATCTCCAAACACGTACGAACGCCCGTTTATGGATCAAAATAGTAACATCCTAAGACTATTTTTTAACCGTCTTACAACTATGGCTTCTAATGTATTTGCTGAAGATAATGGTGGTAAGTTTATTTCGTTTCCTTATGGGATTTTTTACAGTACCGCTGATCAAACTGCGTCAAATGCTAACACAGGATATGCAGTTACTTTTAACACCGTGCGAGGAAGTAGTGGCGTTAGTATAGCTAGTAACTCACGTTTAACTGTGGCGAATGACGGCGTATATCTCCTGAAAACAACTTTACAGTTAGAGTCCACTAGCGCTTCAGCTAAAAACGTGTCTGTATGGATCAAGAAAAACGGCACTGACGAGGTTTACAGCGCACATGAGTACAGCATTACAGGAAGTGGTAAGAAAGATATTGCTAACTGGAACGGTTCTTTGGTGCTTTCTGCGACCGATTATGTAGAAATTTTTTGGTCAACTGATGATACTAACATTAAATTAAATGCTAATTCAGCTTCGTCTCCCCGACCTGCTGTAGCCTCCGCTTCTATTGCTATAGCATTTGTTAGCAACTCATAGCATGCGCTTGCTTAATGTAGTACAGCGTTTATACTGGTTAGACCCTTTAATAGGAGCGAACCATGACCTTTGATTTTTTAGAATTGTTTAACGCTGTAAGTGCAGCGCAAAAAGTAGTTACTAATGATTTTATACCCGCTGAATCTTTAGATACTCCAATAACTGAAAGTGCGACTAATCTTGATAGTTTAGATGTAACTTTTATTTTCTTTTTATTTGGGGAAGTTTATGGCATCCCCGCAGACAAAGCGCTTGGTGAGTCTTGGTCTAATGGAAGCATTAGATTGCTGCAAGAGTTTATTCAAGAACATAAAACTAAAGACCCAGAAGATGAGTTTGATTCGATTGAAACACTTGTGGAGGAGCTAGCATGAGTAAAACTATCGAAGGTGCATTATTTATAGCCAAAGTGCACCAAAATGATGTAAAGTTAGCGGGAGGTATGGAGTGGCATTAGTAGATAGTAAGGAGAAACTACTTAACGGGCCTGAAATTGTTGCTATGGCAGCGTATAACATGCCAGACCTGAAATACCCAAAAGAAGTTATACTAGCAGCAGTAGGTATGGAGTTCACGTTACCTCGAACTGATCTTGTACAGATTGGTAATACTGTTTTTGTAGGCCATTTAGGTAAAGGCAAAGACAAGAAAAAGATGGCGGGACGAGCATTCAATGTAGATACGGGTCGAAACTTTATTGTTAACGGCTTTAAGTATTTTACATACTTGCAAGAAAAAGGCATCACGCACTATACAACGGAGTTTACTGGCCCTGTGTATCTAAATGCTATGAAACTGTTTAAGCGTCGTGCAGACCAACAGGATACTGAAATGGCAATTGGAAAGTACAGAAATAACGGTAGGTATGTAGTGTTTGTACGGTTAGGTAAAAAACCACTAGCGCGAGGATTGTAAATTGGCAATTATCATTGATCCTATAGTTGATGTAATAGAGGATGTAATAGACTGGGTTGCTGGTTCAGTTGAGGATGTTGTTGATTTTGTTTTTGATGACATTGTAGAACCTGTCATTAATTTTGTTGGTGATACCGTAGAAGCCTTACTGGACAATCCAATAGAGACTATAGCCAAAGCTGTTGCTATAGCGACAGGAAACGCATGGGCTATACCGTTAATTGACGGTGCTTCTGTAGCTGCTAATGGGGGAGACCTTGGTGATGTGCTTCAAACTGTTGCTGTATCTTATGTATCACAATCAGTCGGTGGTGAAATTACACAGCACACTGCCCCATTTGTTGACGGAGTTATTGGTGAAGCTCTTGGTGAGGGAGTTAAAGAAGTAGCAGTACAAGCAATTACGCAGGGTACTGTTGCCGCTACACAAGCTATTATTTATGGTGAAGACCCTTTTGAAGCGTTTGCAAGAGGAGGAGTTACCGCTGGAGTATCCGCAGGTTTAGGTAAAATTGGACAACAACTGGGTTGGGAGATGGAAGTTACCAACCCTGAAACAGGTCAAACAACTACTAAAGCCATACCGAATGTTGTTAAAAACATGATCGGTGCAACACTATCCGCTGAAATTACTGGACAAGAAATTACACCTGCACTAATGGCTAACGCGTTATCGCGGGGGTTAGTGACGACTCAACTTGTGCGGGATTATATTGTTACTAATCCTGATGTTGGCGACCGTGAAATAGGGTACATTGCTGCTGCACTTCAACGTACTGCCGCTGTAGCACTGTCTGGAGGTACTGGAGAAGAAGCCGCTGGTCAACTCATGGGTGTTTTATCTGCGTATGGAATTGAAGAACTACACGACAAAATAGAAGACTCTGGTGTAGGAGACTTTATTGGAGACACACTAGATAAAATATCTGGAGACTATCAAGAAGTTACTGGAATCGCAGACAAAATTGACGTTATTGGCCCTCGTTTAACTGAAAACTATGCCGAATACGAAGAAAAATACACTGCTTTAAAAACTCAGTGGGACATACTAAACAAAGATGGGACTACAGAAGCTGATTATAATAAAGCACTTACAGAATATAACCGCCTTGTTGGTCTAGGATACAACGATGACATTGCTCGGTTAGTCCCCCTAATTGAATCTGATTCTGCATTACTTGATGAATTGCAGCCAGCTTTAACTGAAGCTCAACTTGAATTACAACGAAGTGCTGATAGATTAGACGGCGAATTAGTACCTGTATTTGAACAAACCCAAGAATATTTTGTTAATGCAATGGATCCCGGGTTTAATGCCGATGAGTATAGAGAGCTTAACAACTTAACAGGTGATGTAGACCCTTACACGCACTTCTTAACTGAAGGGCAGCACAATAACGTCTACACAAACCAAGACCAATATAATACTGCAAAAAAACAAAATGAAGATTCAGCTATATCTTTGTTAATATTAGATGGATTTACTAATATCGACGAGGTTACAAACCTCAGTACGTCTAATATAAACGCTTTAAAAAAGATTATTTCTGATTCAGGGTATGATTCCCCACAAGCTCTTAAAGA